TATTCAATTAATCACAATTTTTTCAGATGAATTTTTATTTAATAAAGAATTAGTTTTTAATACTATAAAAAATAAATTAAAATTATCAATTGAAAAAATATATGCTAGAAATACTAATATTAAAAAAATTGATAATTCATTAGCAAATAATTTTTTAAATAAATATCATTTACAAAAAGGAACAAAAAAATCATCTATACATTATGGTCTTTATAAAAATAATAATTTAATATCAGTAATGTCATTTAGAAATTATGGAAATAATGAATATGAATTATCAAGATTTGCATCAAAAATAAGAGTTGTTGGTGGTGCTAGTAAATTATTTAAACATTTTATTAATGAATATAATCCAACAAAAATAAAATCATTTGCAGATTTAAGATGGTCAAATGGTAATTTATATCATAAATTAGGTTTTAAATTAAATGGTAAAGTACCACCAATGCAATATTATGTTGAAGGATATATAAAAAGATATCCAAAATTATATTTCAAAAAATCAAAATTAATAAATTCTGGTGCTGATCCAAATAAATCTGAATGGCAAATTCTTCAAGAATGGAGTTACGATCGTATTTGGGATTGTGGTAAACTACGATTTATTTGGACCAATAATAATAATAATAAAGATAAAAATGAATAGGCGGAGATTAAATCTCCGCCTATTTAATAAATTTAAAATTCTCAATTAAGCCAATGGCTTAGAGGAATTTCAAATTACCTGTAGCAATACCAACTAAACCAACGTAGTCAGCCGCATTACCAAGTGATGATGCAGTATTTGTAAGTTCGATATAACCATATCGTGTCATGAAACTTACAACTGGTTCGAAGGTTTGTGGATCGATGATAACACCGCTTGATGTTAATGGTACGTATGGGCAATAGTATGCAGCAGCATCAATTTCGCCATTACCTTTATAACCAACAAGAACAGGTGTTGCATCATTAGCATATTGGTCAACATAAACTCTCATGCTATTATTTAAAGTACCAACGAATTTAGTATTTGTTGGTGCTTCAAAAGTACCTTCAGTTGTACGAGCAAAAGCTGAAGTTGTAGCACTTTGTAAAATAGTAAGAGCAGTTGGAGAAACAACAGCCCAGTTACCAGCGCCTCGACGTGTTCTTGAGGCGATAAGGTTAGCTTGACGGTTGATTAACACTGCTAATGCAGCATGTTCATCACCAACATAAGTTGCTGTACCACTTACATTTGCTTGATCAAATACTGCGGTTGCAGCACCTGGTAAAGCACGAAGTGATAACAAGATTTCTTGGTCAATTTCAGCAGTAATTTCTTGTGCTAATGCAGCCATAATTTCTGCTTCAATATCAATACCTTGCTGTGCTTGAGCATCTTGTGCAGATTCAAAAGTCCATCTTGCGCTTAAACGTCTTGTTTTAGCTTCGACAGTTTCTTTTAAGATCTGAATGTTCAAACGATTTCCTGGTACACCTTCTAATACAGCAGTTGCACCAGCTCTTGGATCATTGCTATTTCCATTACCTGAATAAAAACGTGCAATTTCAAATGGACCAAGTGCTTCAGTACCTGAAGTAATTGGTGTTGGTGATCCAAATGTATCAGCATAACGTACACGTAATGTGTGGATTTGTCCAACAGGGCCAGTCATCGGTTGAACACCAATGATTTCATTAGCAATAACTGTTGGCATTACACGTCGGATGACGGGTAAAATTACTTTGTTTAAAGTTGCTACATTACCAGCAGCAGTAGCACCAGCGGTTGCTGATTCCATAAGTGCTAATTCTGCACGAGTGTTATTTAAGACAGTCTCCATAACAGCCCTTTTGTTACCTTCAAGGCCTTCGCAGAGTGCCTCCCGTGTAGCATCCCAATTTGATTCATAAAGCTTCATTTTAACTAACTCCTTTATTTGCTTTATTGAATGCCTGCGAGACGTTTTAAATCAACAATATCTGCTTGTGTTTCAGCAGTTTCTAATTTATCAGTCTCGGTAAGCGTTTGTTTTTTATCCCCAGTAAAAACTCTTTTTGTATTCTCAGTTAACGCCTTAGTCTTTGACGTTGCTTTTGAAAAGAGTGTACTGTTGCCGCTTGTAACGGCTGGGATGTATTTCTTGAAGGCCTCTCTTAGGTTTTCTGTTTTTACACCTTCAAGTAACTCAGCCATTACGTCTTTTTGCTTGCCGGATAATTTACTCAATAATTCATTAACAATAACGACTCGTTGAGCACGACTTTCAGCAAGTTTTTGACGCTTCTGAGCATCACTAGCAATTTTGTGTGATTGTTCAAAAAGTTTTTTAGCTTCTTCAAATCTCTTATTAGATTCTTCGATTTGTTTTTTAAGCATTTTAACTTCTTTATTTTCATTGAAAAAACTAGTTTTAAACTCAGTAGCAAAAGCCTCAAAGAGCTGAGCCCCGAATGAATTTTTACGGGAACGTTCAATATCTTCTCTGAACTGCATTAGCTCTTTTCGGAGAACATCGTCAACAGTGGTTTCAATTAAATTAGCACTGCGTCGGATGAATTCTTTACGTGTTTCTTCGATTTTGGCTTTACCTTCTTCAATCATTTTAACACGTTGATTTACAAGTGCTTGTTTGTCTTGATGAAATTCTTTTAATTCTTTCTTAAGATTTTTAAGAACAAAATTTTCCATCATTTTGACATTTTCAGCAATCTTCTTTTTATAAACAATTCGGCTTTCACGTAATTGTTTGGCAAGTTCTTTTTTAGCTTCGCGAACTTTACATCTATCTTCTTCAAATTCTTTTATTTCTTTAGTTAAATTATTTAAAATAAAAGATTCAAGAAGTTCAATATGTTCGCCAAGTTTTTTCTTAGCGTTAATTCTTGCTTCACGAATTTCATTAGCAAGTTTAACTCTTTGTTCAGTGAGTGATTTACGATCAGCAACAAACTCAGCAATTTCTGCTTTTAATCCATCTTCAACCATTCTTTCAACAGCTTCAATAAGGATACCTTTATCATGTTCGTAACGTCCGGCAAATTCCTCACGTAATTTTGTTTCTGTCTCTTGACGAACTTCGTCTAATTGTTTAGCATAGGCTTCTTTAATTTTTTCCTTTGCTTCCTCAGACAATAATTCGTTTTCGAGAAGAGGTTTAAGTACATCATTCATAGCGTCTTAACTCCCGGTCATCATAAATTTTTGATCCAATCTAAGACACCTTCTGTAAGATATTTTTGTGCTTTTCTATCATGTTGAATAGCTTCACACAATTCTCTTACATTGTTGCCTCTTCTGTTCCACCCCAAGGCTTCATATACCGCAGTTGGGTATGCACCTGGTGCAGAAGGTTTGGCTACGATATCAACAGTTACAATTTCAAAATCTGAAACATAACCTCTATCGTCTACATTACCTGAACCACGAGAACTAACTCCTAATTTAACGCCACTTTCAATAAGGGTTTTAATTATATTCCCGCATGGAGTTGGTAAAATTTTCAATTTACCAACTCCATTTGCGCCATCCATATGCATATTAGTAATCATATGACTAACTCTGTCCAGGTTAATAGTAAGTTCCTCAGGATGATCACATTCACCAAGAACACTATCTCCGCGTCTAATTTGTTCCATAACCGTATCTACAGCCTTAGTAATCTCTTTAACTGGATATATTCTTTGATTATGATTACAAATATCACCTTGTATGAAGCAACCATTGAGGTATAAGGATTTTTTACCATTTTCATCAATTGATTCGGTAACTAATCCTGCTTGATTAAAAGTTAAATGTTCTCTTAATAACATTCTCTTTATAACCTTTTATTTTTCATTTCTACTGCCAGCAGATCCAATTGGGCTTTTTACATTTGATTCAGTTCCAGCAAATTTACCTTTACCTACTTCACCTGTACCATAGCCTTTTTGTTTTTCAACACCGCCGCCTTTTTCAACTTCTTTTCTACCATCATTTGCACTGTCACGACTGTTATCGCCAGCATGAGGTAAATCACCACTTAATGGATAATCTTCTAAATCATATCCAACATGGTCATCTCTCTTTGATAATAAACTAGAAGGTGATGCTTTAACATCGCTTTTATCTTTTTGGGCTACAGGGCTTTTAACATTGCTTTCTTCACCAGCAAATTTAACGCCGCCTTGTTCACCACCCATTTTAACATCAATAACTTTAAGACTTTCTTCTAAATCAAGAAAATCTTCTTCAGTTAAATCAAAATCAAATGCTGCTGATTCTGGTAATTTGGCATCACTATTATGTTTAATAGAATCTTTATTGCCATGTTTACCTTCAGGATCAGTTAAGAATCCACTTTGAACACCTGGATCATGTGTAATAGCTTCTTCTAATTCATCCTCATCGTCAATATCGTCATCATGTGATTCACTATAAACATTATAGGAATCATTATCACCAGTATATTGACCATTTGGGCTAGTATTACGATGTTTTCTGTTAACATTCATTGGATCATTAGGACCAGTTTCTTCCAATTCGTCCTCATCATCCATGTTTTCAGTTTCATCTCCCATGTCCATATTATCAACCATGTCCATGTCATCTTCATCACTTACATCTTCTTTATCTTCATATTCTTCTTCACCACCTAATAGTGCATCGAATTTAGCTTGAAGAGCTTTTAAAGAATCATGTAATTCTTCAACATCATCAGCATCTAAAGTAACTTCTTCACCACTGTCAACATCATTTTCCATTTCATCCCCAAGATCTTCTTCATCTTCAGGATTTTCTTCTTCACCTTCTTCATCTCCAAGATCATCATCTTCAAGATCATCGACGGCTTCATCTTCACTACTTTCATCATCTTCAGTAGTTAATTCATCTTTACTGAAATATTCATCAGTAGTTTCGTCAATATCATTATCTAAATCATCTTCAGCAACTAATGATTCATGTATTTTTTGCGCTGTTTTGATAATGAATTCATGAAAAGCTAAATTTGCTTCTTCTTGTTCTTCATTAAGCAAAAACTCTAGCGTCTTTTCTAATGAACTTCTTGCTGTCATTTTAACAACTCCTTTGTATAGTTAGGCCTTAACTATTAGAAGAATTCTAAATAGGTTAAATTCCACTTTTATTTAATACTTATATTATAATATTATGAAAAATAAGCCGAAAATGGCTCATTTTTATAATTTTTGAATGATTTCGGTGATTCACCGAAATCATTCAAGTTATTTATTCATTTTTATTAGAAGTACCATACATAAGATTTAAAAGAATTTTTCTTTTCTCTTCATCATATTGTTGGGCATATTTCATTCTTTTTAATTTATTAATATGTTTTAATGTTAATACTGGTTTTCGTTTATGTTTAGGACTTTGTTTGCTATTAATATCATCTTCTGGTCGCATATGTGATTTTAATGATAAATCCATAAATTCATTTTCAACTATACCAATTTCATATAATTTCATTATTAAAGTTCATCCTCTACATTTGGTTCAGCATTATTTTGGTTTTCATTTCCACTTATTGGACTTTCTGTTCCTTCTAAACCTGAAGGTTCTTCATTACCTATATCTTCATTACCTAATTGTTCATTACCAAAATTAGGTGTTCCTATAGCTGAAGCTCCTACATCACCAAATCCTGTTCCTTCATCACCTACTGGCACTATTTCTCCAGCATTAGCAGCACGAATTTTTTCAGCATTTTCTTCAGCCCATAATTTTTCATTTTCAAAAATTTCATCATCAGTCCAACCTAAATATCGTTTCAAGCCATATTGACGACTAATATGAGGTATATCAGCTACTTGTGTATAAACATTTAATACAGCACTATCTACCTCTGTTTGTCTATATTTACTAAAATTCTGTGGTTCAGCAAATTTTAAGTTAAAAAGACTATCATGAACATTAATTCCACGATGTTTACAAAATAATTTAAATTCTAAATCAAAATTTGGAATAATTAAATTTTGTAATCTCATACAATATTTTGTAAAACGTAATTCTTCAATATATGCTGTTCCAACTCTACCATCATTAAAAATAGCTCCACCACCATCATCAAAATCAGGCATATATGATCTTGGAACTCGTAATCCTGTTCTTAATTTATGATTAAAATATTTTAAATCATCAATTTCACCTAATTGATCACCACCAGGTAAAGTTTCTACTCTTGATCCTTTCCCATCAGAATTATGAACATAAACACCAGCAGTTAATGCGAAATTATGATTATCAGATTTCGATTCAATTGTTAAATCGCCTGTATCTTCTTTTTGATCTAACCATTCAATTGAAATAACTTTATGATTTTTATATTCAGTTTTTCGTTTATCGGCGAGCGCCGCGCGGACGGTACTTTCGATAAGGGACTCACCATCGAGACGCGGCCGGGCGCGCAGGTCGTGACCCCTTACGACGGCCGGGTCGTTTTCGCCGGGCCGTTCCGCGGCTATGGCCA